CTCTTCCCGATCGTCCTCGCGTTCGTGGCGTCGTCGGCTCCGTCGAAGGTCGACCGGATCTCGGAGTCGCGGTCGATCGCGCAGTCGTGCGCGGGGATTCGGTGGCGTCGTCTGGAGACTCACCTCGGCGTAGGGTGGACGCGGGAATCGGAACGAAGGGCGGCGGAATGGGCGGAGGACTGGAACGTCGGCGAGGAGGTCGACGAGATCGTCGGAACGATCTCGGCCTTCCTCGCGAAACGTCGCGCGGAGAACTGGTCGTGAAGAACACGGAACAAAGGTCGATCTCGGGCGTCGAGGTCCGGGTCGAGGGCGGCGATGGCGGCGGCGGACCGACGAAGATCGTCGGATACGCGGCGAAGTTCGGGGTACGCTCCGAACTGATCGGCGGCGTTTTCCGGGAGATCATCGCTCCGGGGGCGTTCGGCGCGGAACTCCCCGGCGCGGACGTCCGGTTCCTCGTCAATCACGACCCGTCGCAACTCCTCGCCCGAACGAAGTCCGGGACCCTCCGTCTCTCGGAGGACGACGTCGGACTCCGGTTCGAGGCGATGATTCCCGAGACCTCCATCGGTCGCGACGTCCTCGAACAAGTCCGGCGCGGCGACCTCGACTCGACGTCCTTCGGGTTCCGGAAGATCGCCGACGACTGGACGAAGACCGAGGAGGGCGTACCTCTCCGGACCCTCCGTCGACTCTCGATCTTCGACGTCTCCCTCGCGACGTTCCCGGCGTATCCCGACACGGAGGTCGCGCTCCGGTCTCTCTCGGAGTCCAAGGGTCAACCGTCCGAAAATGTCGGACAGTTCGACGGGGGTCCGGAGCGGCGCGAGTTCGACCCGAACGACGCAATGAAGGAGGAGGCGGCGCGCGGTCTCGCGTGGCGCGAGGAGTACGGGCGAGGCGGCACGGAGATCGGGGTCGCGAGGGCTCGCGATATCTCGAACGGTCGCGGTCTCTCTCTGGAGACGGTCTACCGGATGCGGTCCTATTTCGCGCGACACGAAGTCGACAAGCAGGGCGCGGGATGGTCACAGGGCGAGGAGGGGTATCCCTCCGCGGGGCGGATCGCGTGGGCGTTGTGGGGCGGCGACCCCGGGCGAACGTGGGCGGAGGCGATCGTCGAACGCGAAGAGGCGGCGGAGGAGGAGGGCGGATCTCGGTCCTTCGGCGGTCTCGCGGTTCGGAATCTTCGTCTCCGGCTCGCGACGGCGAGCGGGGGTATCATTCGGCGACCCTGACCATCGGCAGGAATGAAACAACGTCTCGACCTTCGGCGGGATGGGCGTTTTACAAACGGGCTTAGAACACTTGGAGATTTGACAATGGGTATTCAGGAACTTCGCGAGCAGCGCGGTCAAATGATCGCGGATGCTCGAAAGATTCTCGACAAGGCACAGACGGAGAAGCGGGACCTCACCGCGGACGAGAACGGCAAGGCGGACGAACTCCTCGACGGCGCGGAGGCGATCGCGACGAAGATCTCGGGCATGGAGAGCGCGGAGGCGCGTTCTCGTCGGCTCGACGATCTCGAACGGGCGGCGACCGAGAACCGGTCTCGTCCGATTCCGACCGCGGCTCCGGCTCGCGCGTCCTCGACCGAGACTCGGTCGGAGATCGCGTGGAAGACGGCGAGCGGCGAGCGGCGGTTCGTCATCGACCCGGCGAAGGATCGTCGCGCGACCTCGGAGTATCGTTCGGCGTTCGAGCAGTACCTCGTCTCTGGACGGGCGAAGGGTCTCGACGCGAGCGGCGAGACTCGCGATCTCGCGGCGGACTCCGACGTGGACGGCGGATATCTCGTCGCTCCGACTCAGACGGTCGCGTCCCTGATTCAGGCGGTCGACGACGCGGTCGTCGTCCGGCAGTTCGCGACGGTCATCCCGGTCCGTTCGGCTCAGAACCTCGGCGTCCCGGTCCTCGATACCGACGTCTCGGATGCCGATTGGACGACCGAGATCCAGACGGGCACGAAGGACACGGCGATGAAGTTCGGCAAGCGCGAACTGAACCCGGTTCCCCTCGCGAAGCGGATCCTCGTCTCGCGGAAACTCCTCCGGACCGGGGCTCTTCCGGTCGAGTCGATCGTTCAGGCGCGGCTCGCGTACAAGTTCGGCGTCTCACAGGAGAAGGGGTTCTTGACCGGCAGCGGCGCGAACGAACCTCTCGGGATGTTCACGCCGACCGCGAACGGCATCTCGACGTCGCGGGACGTGAACACGGGCTCTTCTACGAACATGACGGCGGACGGACTGATCGACGCGAAGTTCGCTCTGAAGGCGTCCTACTGGTCTCGTCCCTCGACGGCGTGGTTGTTCTCTCGCGAGGCGGTCAAACTGATTCGCAAACTGAAGGACCAGCAGAACCAATACCTGTGGCAGCCCGGCCTCGTCGGCGGCGAACCCGATCGGATCCTCGATATTCCGTACGTCGTTTCGGAGTTCGTTCCGAACACCTTCACGACGGCGAAGTACGTCGGCATCCTCGGCGATATGTCCTTCTATTGGATCGCCGAGGCGTTGTCGCTCGAAGTTCAACGGCTCTCGGAACTCTACGCGGAGGCGAACCAGATCGGCTACATCGGTCGAATGGAAGTCGACGCGATGCCGGTCCTCGAAGAGGCGTTCGTCCGTCTGAAGACCAACTGATCGACAAGGAGACAACACGATGAACACTCTCTCTCTCGCTCGAAACGTGGCCGTCGATCGCGTCTCGAACGCGGTCGCGGCGGGTACGTCCGATGTGAACTGCACCTCGGTCGATATGGAAGGTTTCGAGACGGCGACCTTCGTCGTCTCGTTCGGAACGATCACGTCGACCGCGGTCACGTCGATTCAGATCGACCACAGTTCGGATAACTCGAACTGGAACACGGTCGCGGGCTCGAAGGTCACGATCCCCGACTCGGCGTCGAACAAGGTCGCGATCACGGAGACCGTGCGTCCGACTCTTCGTTACGTTCGTTGCACGATCGACCGCGGCACGGCAAACGCGGTCATCGACGGCGTGGTCGCGATTCGCTCCGACGCGCGAAAGGCACCGGTCACGCAGGGCGCGACGGTTCAGGGCACGACGGTCATCGTCGGCTCGACGACCGGAACCCCGTAACATCCAGCGCATCCCCCTCCGGGACGTCGAGGTCGAACGACCTCGGCGTCTCTTTGGCCTACCTCACGCAGACGTCCGGACCGGCGACGACTCCGATCTCTCTCGCGGAGGCGAAGTCGCATCTCCGCGTCGAGATCCCCGACGAGGACTCGCTGATCTCGGCGTACGTCTCGGCGGCGACGTCGTGGGTCGAGCAGTACCTTCGGCGGGCTCTGATCTCGCAGACGTGGAGGATCTACCTCGACGAGTTCCCCGGCGATGGCGAGGCGATCGTCGTCCCTCTCTCCCCTCTCGTCTCGATCTCGGCGTTCGAGTTCAAGACGTACGATACGGGCGAATGGAAAGAGGTACACAACTCGACGTATACGGTCGAGGTTCCCGGCGGCGAGAACCCCGGTCGAGGTCGAATCCTTCCGGCCTACGGCGCGACGTGGGGCGAGGCGCGAGGCGAACCGAACTCGGTCCGATATACGGCGGAAGTCGGCTACGGCGCGTCCGGCTCCGCGGTCCCTGAACCGATTCGGACGGCGATCCGTCAACTCGTCGGGACGGCGTACGCGAACCGGGAGTCGGTCGTTACCGGGACGATCGCGACGAAGATTCCCCAGACGGTCGAGTTCCTCCTCTCCCCCTACCGGCTCTTCGAGTTCAAGTGATGGCGACGAAGGCGGGACAACTCGACCGGCGGATCCGGCTCCAACGTCCGACGACCGGGTCGAACTCGTTCGGCGAGCGGGTCGCGGGGTACGTCGAGGACGCGGTCGTCTTCGCGAGGTTCGTTCCGACGACCGGTCGCGAGGAGTTCCTCCCCTCCGATCACCACAGCGCGAAGCAGGCGACGGTCTTCGAAATCCGATATCGACCGAACATCGGTCCCCGATGGCGGGTCGTCTACGATGGCGCGGTCTACGAGGTCGAGGACGTCGCGGAGATCGGACGTCGAGACGGTCTCCGGCTCACGACCTACGCGCGGGACGTCAAGTCCGGGACGGCTTGAAATGCCTTCGATAAACGACAAGATCCTGCTCAACTTCCGGGAGGTTAGTCGCGCGCTTCAAGAACTCCCGCGGGGCGTCGTGAAGAACGTCGTCCGGCGGTCGGTCTACGCGGGCGCGACGAAGATCCGGGACGTCGCGAAGGCGAAGGTCCCGGTCGATACCGGCGCGCTCCGGGCGTCAATCGTCGCGAAGACGAACCGGACGGACCAGACGGGCGCGATCTCGGCGTCCGTGGGCGTGGCGCGAAAGAAGTTCGTCCGCGGTCGTCGCGGGGGAAAGAGTCCCCGTCGATACGCTCACCTCGTCGAGTTCGGGACGGCGAAGGTCGCGGCGTCCCCGTTCCTACGTCCGGCGATGGACACTCAACTCGACGCGGTAATCGAGGTCACGGCGCGGAAGATGCGGGAAGGGATCGACGTCGAGGCGCAACGCGCGGCAAGGAGGGCGAGGCGATGATCGAGAAGGTCCTTCGGGCGTGGATCGTCGAGGCGTCGACCGGGGCGGACGATCGGGTCTTCCCGGTCGTCGCTCCTCAGGACGTCGCGACGTTCCCGATCGTCGTCCTCGAACGGATATCGACCGACCGATCACATTCGCATACGGCGAGGTCGTCGGGGTTCGTGGTCGCGCGGGTGCAAATCCGGACGTGGGCGAAGACGTACATCGAGGCGAAGGACGTCGACGAGGAGATCCGGCTCGCGATCGACGGGCGCGTCGGCGTGGTCACGATCGACGCGAGGTCCTTCGATGTTCAGTCGGTCCTCGCGACCGACGATCGCGACGACTACGACGAAGAACTCCGGGCGTACGGTACGCTCTTCGACGTCCTCGTCTCGTACGATGAACTTCCTCCCGGAGTCTAAACGACTATGTCCATTCAGGCGACCATCCAGATTCGGCGGGGCACGGCGGCGGAGTGGACGTCCTCGAACCCGGTCCTCGCTCCCGGCGAGATGGGATACGAGACGGACACAAAGCGGAACAAGTTCGGCGACGGCGTGACGGCGTGGAACTCCCTCACCTACGGAATCGCGGGCTCGACGGGTCCGGCGGGTCCGACCGGGGCGACCGGTCCGGCAGGCGCGACGGGTCCGACCGGGGCGACCGGGGCGACCGGGGCGGCGGGGGCGACCGGGGCGGCGGGGGCGACCGGGGCGACCGGGGCGACGGGTCCGGCGGGCTCGACGGGTCCGACCGGTCCGACCGGGGCGACGGGTCCGACCGGGGCGACGGGTCCGACCGGGGCGACGGGTCCGACCGGGGCGACGGGTCCGACCGGATTCAACTACGTTCCGATCGTCAAACCGGCGACAAACGAATGGCTTTGGGGTCCGGTCGGATCGGAGTACGTGTCGCTTGCGACCGGAACCGGATTTATGAGATGCCGACCGATCTTCATTCCGGAGACTCAGACGTACACCGGAATTTCAACATACGTCGACGCGGCGGGC